GCATATATATATATATATACAACCGATTATTCTAATCTACTAATCAACATATATAATTTAATCTGGCCGTATGTGATTTTGTTATTGACTATATCTTTGATAGGTTTCAGGAATTCCGAGCCGACCTTTTTAACTGCGTTCTTAATTTCCTCTTCAAATTCGGGAGTGAGACCGAAGTAATCGGGGTCTATGTCAACCCCGTCGTAATGCTCAAATATGTGAATCATATGGTCCTCAATTACTCGTATTGCTCGGTCCGTGAGTTTGGATATTTCGCTCATTGACTTTCCCTCTTTGTAATGGTTGTATGTGATGTCTTTGACACCGCCACTTTTGCTGGTGGATGGTTTTTTCTTCGCCTTCTTCTTGTATTCTGCGATGAATTCGGGTCCGTATTTCATGATGAATTCGTCGGAGATTCCGTCCACCTGCCAGAGTTGGCTCACGTCTTTGGGTTTTTTGCTCTGGATGTTCATGAGAACACGGTCGTTGATAAAGACGGTGGGCAAAATCCCGTGTCTCGTCGCAATCTCATCGCGAACCTCGCGCAACCGGTTCTCGGAGCTGGAGGATTTTGACTGAAAGGACAGCGATACGTCCTTGTTGATGCGCGCGGTAATCGGCAGCATCGCGGTGACGTTTTTCTTCCCCACGCATATGACAAAGTAGTTCCCTTTGGTCACGCGGACCAAGACGTTCTTTGTGATGAGGATTTCCAGCAGCTCCTTTATCCACATTTTAGACCTCGTGCTAAATAGCGGATTGCCGCTATTTTTAATCATGGTGACCGTCTTCTCCATTCCGTAGGTGAACCCCTTACCGAACTGCTGCGCGTTGACGAGTTTGAAAACCGCCACCGCTTCGTCGCTAATATCCGCCATATCCTGCTTCTTCTTGCCGGAGCAGTTGTCGCACATATTGCATTTCGGAATGTCCACGATGTCCTCCTCGGTGGGATATTCGCCGTGTTCAAAGTAGTATTCGATGATTTGCTGCCGGCAGATGTTGTTCTCCTCTAGGAATTTGCGAAACGTGTTCATCGCGGTTGTCTTGAGGGCGATTTGCTTTTGGTCTTCCGACTGGTTAATGAGGAAGACTGTGGTAGAGAAGTCTTGCGGTTCGTAGTAGAGCGACGCCTTGCTCGGAAGCCCGTCCCGTCCCGCGCGACCAATTTCCTGATAGTAGGTCTCAATGTCGCTCGGCACCCCGTAATTGATGACGTGGCGAATATCCGACTTGTCGATGCCCATCCCGAACGAAATCGTGGCGACGATGACCATGATGTCGCCCGAGGTGAACCGCTCGTGGCTGCGCTCCTTCTCTTCCTTCGCCATGCCTCCGTGATAGTAGGCGCACCGCACCCCCTTACACTGGAGCTTTTCGCACACCGACTCGCACGCCTTCCTCGTCTGGACGTATACGATGGTGGGCTCGGTGAACTCGCAGAGGTCAAAATTCCGCTTTCGGTATATGTTGATTTCCAGATTGGTGCGACGGGTGCCGAGAGCATACTCGTTGGCCTCGTAAATGTTGAGCATCTCGTAAATGTCGTTGACGACGCGAGGCGTGGCGGTGGCGGTGACGGCGAGCATCGGAATCTCGGGAAACGTGGTCTTGATAATTCCCAGCTTGAGGTAGCTCTCGCGGAAGTCGTGGCTCCACTGAGACACGCAATGCGCCTCGTCGATGGCAAACAGCCCAATAATATCCTTTATCTTTTCAAATACGGCGATGCGTCTCTCTATAAACTCGGGCGTCGTGTATATAATTTTATAGTTTTTGTATTCGCTGATGTCAATACAGGTCTCGGAGTTCAAACACGCGCTGTTAATATTTTTGGAATTCAGATAGTTGCACTGGTCGTTCATCAGCGAAATCAAAGGCGAGACCACAATCGTAAGCTTCCCCGTATAGGTGGCCGGAAACTGGTATAGCAGCGATTTGCCACCGCCCGTGGGTAGAATCGCAAACGTGTTCTCGCCATTCAGCAGATCGTTGATAATGTCTTTCTGGTATTCGCGAAACTCATTGAAACCGTATGTGGATTTTAGGTGGGCCTCCATTTGATAATACTAGCATATATATAACAATAATTATATCAATTTTATAATGATTTATATAATTAATGATTTATATAAATAATGATTTATATAATTAATGATTTATATAATTAATGATNTATATAATTAATGAGAACAGTTCTAAGAGTTTTGAGAAACATCAAATTCGGGAACGACGCGAAGCCGCTTGGCCGGTGGAGTATTGATACGTCTAATACGATACGGAACCAGAAGATTGATTTGGCGAACGAGGATCACTGTGGCTCCTGTGGCGAATATATTGTGAGCAAACTACCTTTGCGCGATGCTCTGCCAGACAAGGGTTTTCACGCCAATAAAAAATTGAAAGCGTAATTCACAACAATATACTATCACATACAAACTACCATAATGGCTCAACTCTTAAACAGTAAACTACGCGATGCGCACATTGCCCATCCGGACGGGCGGAGACGCGAGCACAAGGCGGCCATTCGCCGGGCGTACGAGAGCACCATCGAGGAGCTCGTGGAACAGCTGGACGAGAAGGATAATTCGGTCAAGCGAAGGAACAATAGGATAAATAAGCTCAAGACGCAACTTCGCGACTCTGGGGCGGCCGAGGAGACGCTGCGAGACAATACATGCCTTATCTGCACCGAGGAGATGGACGGAAACGTGACCCTCCGCTGTGGTCACGAGATGTGTCCCGACTGCTTCGCCCAACACTCGCGGGTTAATAACACGTGCCCCTTCTGCCGCGACGAGTTCGCTCCCAAGGTAAAGACGCGCCACAAGCTTCCGGAGGAAGGTATTGAAGCGATTGCCGACACATGGGCGATGCAAACTCGCGCGACCGGTTATTTCGCAAATCACCTACGAATAAATCGGACGAGGTTCATCACCGCCCCAGCCTCGGCCGAGGACCACCTTGAGTGGATAGTCAGAGAGAATGGTAAAATCTTGATGAGAAAAATCAAGGGTTGGTATGACGCTGAGAACGAGTAGATATTAATTATAATCCTATAAACATCATAAAAAATATAACCAAAAATATATCATATATTATATTTTTTATTAAAAAAATTGATTAGTATTCGCGTCACAATAGTAACAATAAACAATGGACCATTCACGTAAGAAGAATAACGAATGTGGCGAGATTATGTGCGTGTGTATGGGCGTAATCCTCTTTATAGCCACAATGGTAGCATTTATTTCCGCATTCGTAGTATGGATTATAGCGCTTGTAGGCGGGAAGAATCTGGATATCCCACATACCTGTCCTGGTAATTTGCTATGGGAATGGTTGTTCGTGTGGGGAATCTGCACCTTCATTATTTCATCGGGTCAAGGTGTAAAACAGACACGCGAGACCGAGACGAACGTGTGTAAGAATATTTGCGTATTTACCATATTGCTCATCGGAAACATCGCGCTCTGTTGGTGGGGGAAGCGGGAGCTTGATAGAGACGACGGATGTATCGAAGCGAATTATGCCGACACAACGTTCTACCGAGCGGCGACAATAATCTGGTGGTTTGATTTCGTCTTCGTCTCGCTGGTGACGCTTGTATATGCGGTTGCTTTCGGCTGGACATTAATGTATCTAATTATTCTGAATTGTAAATGCGGAAGGCTATGCTTGAACAAAATGAGCGGACCAACAAATCAGTCTGCCGAGAAGAGCACGGATCTTATTTTCGACAAGACAGCCGAGTTTGACCTACCAGAACCGCTACCCTATTCGGACAATGAAGAGGGTAGTGTCTACTCGGTCTAGCTGCTCTTATCGCTCACACATTTCCCAACACAATCTAAATTAGCAAACATTTCATACCACGCAGTATAGTAACTTATTCTTTTATATTTAATATCGTATTTTTTACAGAACGGAACCAATTCCTTCGAGACTTCGTAGCCGCGATACTGTGGCATCGACGGAAATAGATGGTGAACGACCTGATAGTTGAGGTAGCCCATCACCCAGCCCACCAGATAGTTGCTTGTGCTTATGTCTACGCTATGCTCGATTGCGTATCGTATCCACGACGGATTCTCCTCCTTACCAACGGTCTCCGTCGTAGAATGCGACAGCGAGAAATGTCCGAACATATAAATATAGCTTAGCCAGCACGATAAGTAGTGGTATAAGAACGCCCGACCCAAGGAGAGTTCGCCTAGCCGCATAAAGGCGCCAATATGGGCGGTGGTCCCTAGCACCGTCCACATAATCTCTCGATGTTTTCCATTCCGTATCATATGGGCGGTGTGAAGGTAGCACCTCCAATACACGGGAACGAGGAGCCCGCTGGTAATAGGCAGAAATGTGTAGGCCTGAAAGCGGAGCCACGCGGGGGAGCAGAACCGCGCCGTCGCCTTATTGTCGGAGACCGCATTTTTGTAGAAGGCGACAAAAGGCGTGGTCTCCAAGTCCACGTCGTACCCTACTTTCTGGGGGGTCGCGTGGTGGCGATTGTGCATTCGGTTCCACTTGCTCGCAGAGACATAGAGACCGAATCCCATTATAAACTCCTGAATAAGCTTATCCAGCTTAATAATTCCGGTAAGCGAATTGTGCCCGGCTTCGTGTTGGAGCCAGCCACATTGCCCTCCGCATAGTCCAAATATGAGCGCGGCCGCAATACAATTATACTGAATCGTGTAAGTCGCGGCTCCGTATAGAGCGACGAGAAATAATGCGCGATTAAACATATGGAAATAGGAGGGCTTGAAATAGCCTTTGCGAATGAATGAGTTCCTGAGTTTACCGAACTCTTTTAAAATCTCCTTATCATCATAAATAAAATTAGAGATTTTTGTTTTTGGTAATTGGTTTAATAATTGTGTTGCTGTTTTAGAACGATAATGAAATTCATTGAATGCTTCCGTGGCATTGTCTCCATTTGCCATATAGTTAATGACATTTCCACCAGGGTGTTTGAAATTCGTAATATCGTATTTATAGTCATTGATTATTACGAATTTCTGCTTCATTATATTATTCTGTAATTTTATTTTTAATTGAGTTTTTAAAAATAAAATTTAATTAACACGGTAATAAAATAAAATCTGGTAACTGCTTCTGAAATTCCACAGAATAGGGGTGGACTTGTTCTCGTTGAAATTCGACCCTTCGAACGTCCATTCCTTATCCTTATTTATATATTTTTTCCAGGAGAATTTGTTAAGGCGAGACATGCTGGCACCGTCGTAGCCATACTCTACGCCCCCGCACGTAATCATCGCACAAAAGTGAAACATATCCTTGTCGCGCATAATTACCGAATCGAGGACATACTTAGACCCGTTCACGGTAAACGATAGGACGCGGTCGCTAAAGTTCTTAGATTGGTAGTCTATCAATTCAACCGTGTATATATCGGCATTTTCGACGAGGTAATTGTTCATTAGTAGATTATAATAATCTTTATATTCGAGCCTTGCGAATTTGAGGTTCGCATTCTTTTTGTGCGGATAAAGATATCCAATAATCGCATCATAATAGTCAAGTGGATTGTTTGCCGCATCAACGTCCATAATTGAGCTGGTGCGCTTTGAATACGGAATGGAGTTGAATATTCGCGTAATAATATTGTTAGTGTCCATAGTGAGTGCCAGATTTCCCACGTCGTCGCTGTTGGTTTTATTGTAGGATGCTTCGATTGCCGCATTTAATAAAAAAAACGAGTCCGACAAGATTTTGGGTGTTATCTTTACCTTGTCTGCGCGCTTTCCTTCAATCATCAGTTGCCTAAAAAAACGGAAGAATTTCCGCCCCTTGTCGCTTACAAACATACAGGCGAACATGGTGTTAAACCAGCAATTAGATTTGAGCTGAAGAGGCATGATTATCCTCCCATAGTTAAGCGACGCGCTGGATTTCAGGTTGTTCAATAAGACCGTTTGGGCGCGCGGGTCGTTACGGTCGACGCAATCCAGCGAATCGGTAGTGCTAATGTTTATCTCCATCGTTTTTTTAAACAGGGACCTCTGGTTGCGGTGCATGTTAGGTTTGAATTTTTTACCCTTTAGTGGGGTATCTAACCCGCATCCGAATATGTTTGTCGTGGTTGATTTTTTATTCATAGATACCAATATCCTGTTCACTGCTGGAGAGAAGGATTGTTTCGCAGACAAATCTGAACGAATTAGTGGAACCAACTCGTCGATTGGCATTAATCCTTTTATCTTATCGCGTTTCTTTACAACTTGGTGAATGCTCCGACTCATCAGTCTCTCTTCAAATGGCGTTTCGTCTTTGATAATGACCGTATTTTTAGAGATGCTCTTCATAGACTTGCTTCGCGTAGAGTTGCTTCGCGTAGAGTTGCTTCGCGTAGAGTTGCTTCGCGTAGACTTGCTTCGCGTAGAGTTGCTTCGCGTAGAGTTGCCTCGCGTAGACTTGCTTCGCGTAGAGTTGCTTCGCGTAGAGTTGCCTCGCGTAGAAGACTTGGCTCGCGTAGAGTTGTGGGTTGTCGGTTTATTACCCTGTCTTCGTTTTTGAATTTCTAAACGCGCTAATCGAGGAGTTTTGTGGGTCCCCTTATGATAGTTAACCATTATAATATGTCGCTATAATTAATTTACAACAATATATAACACCATATATATATATAGCAATGTCAAAGACAAATGATTTAGAAAAAATAATTTCAAGAACGACTTTCGAGAATATTCGGTCCAATAATATTGGAAAATCTATGACACCCGACGTAGAGGGGACCGGAATGAATCGAAGTGCCATTATTAAATATGGCTTGATTATTCTAATTTTAGCAATACTAGGGTTCAATCTTTTCACATATTTAGGTATATTTACCGACGCTACTGCGGACGTGTTAGCTCCTCTGGCAAAAATATTTGGTAAATCCAGCGGGGACATTCTAAAGCAAACAGCCATCGTTTCTGGAGAAGGAAGCAAGGGGCTGATCGACGTTGCCTCGGGTAGCATAGTAAGTGGGGTAGATGTATTACAACAGAATGTTACGGATAATAGTGTTCGTAATCGCATTATGCGAAATAAAATTGACGACAATAGCAGAAGCGACGAAATCTATTACCGTCCCACTAACAATTTTATTCCGGTCGGCGACGACGCTGGAAGTAAAACACAAACATCGCAGAGCAAATCGGGCTTTTGCTATATTGGCGAGGACCGCGGGTTCAGAAGTTGTATAGAGGTCAATGAGAACGACACATGTTTGTCTGGCGTAATCTTTCCGTCGCGAGCCATATGTATCAATCCTAATCTTCGCGAGTAATCAAATTTTAACTGTATAAAATATTTAAAATTTGATAGGTTTATAATGACAAACCGAACCTGTGCCAACACCAAGGTCTAATACCTCGGTGTCATCTGTCGTAGCTGTCGCGACCAGCTTCATAGCAGCATCTATATTCGTCGTATCATCTGTCGTGGGTATTGTATTGAGGTGATTACGCTGGTCTGTAACCGTAACTACTTCGTCGATTAAAGATTTAAATGCGTCCTCTGTGGTATCCGCATCATTGTCCGCATCAACGTCTGCGTCAATAATGATAACAACATTCTCTTCGCAAGAGCGGGTTATTTGTGGATTTTTAGCCATATTTGAGAATCGCTGTTTATTGGTTAATCCATCGTCTGTAGACAATTTCGTGTCTCGTTGACAGAACCCTGTGTCTCGTGACCCTTCATTGGTAACAATAGGATTCGTTGGGCAAGTGCTCATATTAATATTATATTTTATTTTAAAAATCTACGTATGAGGGAGATTTAATCTGTTGAGCCAATTTTACTTAAAGGTATTACCCTTGAATGTCTTGCGCCTCTTCGAAAAACCACCTACTCGATAGGTATCTTGGGGTGGTCTTAATTAAAGATACGGTTTTGCTTTTGAGATTCGGTCCATTTGAAACGAGGTCATATATTTCGGTGGTTCCAATGGCCGAATTAAAGTAGCGAAGCTCGGAGGTATACCCATCGAATCCGCCATTCATCGATAGATAGACGTCTTCGTAGTTCTGTTTTGCGGTCCCGCTCAACATATGTCTTTTCGTAAGCGTTCCGTTAATATATACGTCTAGCTGGTTTTGTTTGTTCAGTCTAATAATGACGTTAACCCACTTACCAATGGGAACACCATTGATGACGATATCATCCTCAATATCTTCGTACGTATTCATCTTGAGGAGGAGGTCGTTGGAAAGTCCGTCGCTACCCTGGTCTATGTAAAGACCAGGCGCATTGTTAGGGTGGTATGTTCCCTCACTGTTTTCAGTTTTCTTGTCTGTTCCCTTATGGAATATATGTTTGTATCGTTCCGTGCCGGTTTCAAATGTAGTTCCCTCAATATAAATCCAAACCGACCACGTGAATTCCATCCCGTGATGCTGGTTATCGGACCTGATTATTGATACAGCTCCCTTAACACGGGGGTTCTGTGGTATTACCATCATTTTAGTAGCGTCAATCATCCCGTCTAACAATATTGGATTCTCAGAGGGGGTAAAATACCACGCCAGCATCACCGTTCCAACACGAAGAACAACTATAAATACTAACAGAACCATTACTAGAAAGGCAAACTTAGCAACAAGCGAGTTTGCCTGATAAAAAGCGCCCATCGCACCATAATTAAAATTTTGCGATCCATATCCAAACATCTTATATATTATATAACATAAATTATATAACATAAATTGTCACGTAATGTGAGAGAGGGCGCAGGTGACAATGTCTAAAGTTTTACATCTCAAACCCACCCGTTACTTCATTATCGCGTAATACCTGAACCCGAAGGCGGTATTTGTTGAATATGTTTCCTAACATACTACCACCGTAACCCTTCTTGTAAATGTTATACGCCTCCTGAGGATTAGTGGGTCCCGGACTGTAAAGGAAGTTGGTTGTCCAACCGCTAAAACCACCACCAGGAGTGATTATGATCTCTCCGCCAGGGTCCACGGATGGCATAGGGAGGTTGGGTAGCACATCAGTTTTATATAGCTTACCGTTAAGGTATATGTCAACTGTTTTGCCGTACGTGCTAATTGTTAGGTTAACCCACTTTTGTAGCGGAATATTGTAAACTGTCGTATTATGATAGCCACTGTCATCTGCTGACTGCGAGGTTGAGTCGGTGCCTATAGGATAGTGTTTCACGGTGACGATTATATTATTTTCAGTTTCGCCTAAACTAACATTTATACTTTCAGTGTCACCATCATTCCTTTTTAGTATTACCTTCTTCACACCATATCTTTTGTTCCAATCGTTGATGTAAAACCACATTGAATATGTGTAATTACCTGCCTGTGTATTTTCAGGCAGGTCGTCAGACGAAATTGTGTGTTGAATCGTTCCGCTCGACATGGAAAGCAGTTTTTTAGTTTTTTTAAAATACCAATTGACAATAAGATATACAATGAATAACAGAACCATAGCCTTGAGTATAGTTCTTAATATACCGCCTTGTCCATAATTCATATTTCCATAATTACCAAATGAACTGAAATTATTCATCCCAAACATATCTATATAATGTATCATAAGAAATTATCTAAAGTAAAGGGGGGGTTAACTCACTAAGCAAATTGTAATTAATGTCAATCTCTCCCTTACTTAATATTCGGTCGTAGTATACCACATTACATATGCCTCCCTCAATACCTCTGTTGGCACCGGCACTAACAACGTCAAATTTCATATACGGAGATACGGTGCCCTTGGTTCCGACCAGAACACCGTTCAAGAATACGTCCATATACCCCGAATCGTAATTTATTACTATATTGTTCCATTTTTGTAATACTATATCGTTGGTAATAAAAACGTCAAACGTTTTGGAACCAGTTGAAGATGGTTCTGTAGGACTCTGCTTGCCGTGGTGTTCTTCGGGATTTGCATCGTGCGAGTGGGGGTGCATATGATGGCTCAACTCTGTTTGTATTCTTAGCGTATTTGTGGAGACATTAAATTGGATTTTCGGTTTATTGGAGTAGTTTATGATATCCGTGAACTCATTCGCACTCGCACGCATATTGGGGGCCATACCGTATATATTGAACCATCCAGATATGGAGTAGCTGTAATTGAATACGTCACCTGTGTTATCGACTGGGTTCAGATTCTGGTATGTCCCCAACTCATACTTGTTGCTTAGGTATTTTGGCTCTCTTAGAAGAATTTGCCCGTCATGTGTAACTAATTTCTGGTAGATGATTGGCAATACGTAGCTTGCGCCGATGAATACGACCTCGCCGCCTAAAATAAGCCATTCTGTTTTCGTTGTTATTTTCCACTGGGCTTTGATGAATTCTACAGTGTCAATCAGAATACACGGTATGTAGAGAAATATATCTATCAACAATTTGAGGAGGCGTTTATTTTTGCCCGGAATGTCCTTTGCGTTTGTTTTAAATTTTTTGTATAAAATATAGCAAATTGCTACTACTCCAGTGACAACTACCGCCTTAAAAAGGAACGCGGTAATATTAGTGATCTGTGGAACGCGTTTAATAATCCAAAGACCAAGCAGAACCACTCCAACAATAGCGAGGGCGAGGGCGATTAGAGAGATAAACTTTTTCACGAAGATTTTCCAGAGACTCTTATCGGCGGTTAATCCAAGCGACTTTCTATGGTCGATGAAGAAATATGTAATAAACATCATGAAAAATATAAACAATACACCCATAGTAACGTGTAGTGGTCTGTTCGCATATAAATCGTATGGGTCTCTTAATACAATCACCAGAATTAAAATGACAAATATAATACTCTGTAAAATCGCGTAATTAAAAGGCTCCGTCGTAAATTTTTTAACGAAGGTAGAAACCTTAGAAGCTGATTCCATTATTTTAGGCGGAATCTTAGCTGCTTTTTCTTTTAATTCTATTACTATATCGGTGAATAAACCTGTTGTCATAGTTATAATAATTAAATATTTTATAAATTCTCCATTGCGGTTTTCTCTCCGTGACAATCCCTACATAACGCTACTAAATTGTCAACGTGATTAGAACCACCATATTCTAATCTGGTTTTGTGATCAACCTCGAACCAAGCAGGCAACTGACGTTTACATTTCCCACAGGTCCACCCTTGTTGTGAAGCAACATATTTCTTCTTCGTCTCGCTTACACTACGCTTCGTGGATTGTTTTCCCGAGTTCATCATGCGTTTTTGCTGCGGTGTTATATTTCCTTGCCCCTGCTGTATCGGATGGCCTTGTGCCGGGTTCGAAAATCCTTCTTTGGTCATATTAAGCAACGGGGTTAGCAAATCGCCCGCCTCCTTATCTATCGGCATATGCTTAATAAACCCGTTTGCGTGCGATACTAGGGATTGGCTTTGTCCTGGGAATTTCTTAAGATATGCGTAGGCGGATATCCCAGCGAACGCAATCCCTGCCATTTGATAATATTTTTTCCACGACTTTAGTAGCTGAACGTATTTGCCATCGTAATATGTGTTGGCAACAAAAAAAGCAGTTATTGCTATAATAAGGAGTTCTATTTTCATATTATAATATTGAAATAAAAAATATTATACTATAGTCGTTTTACTTTTTATGGTTTTTACTTTTTATGGTTTTTACTTTTTATGGTTTGATAAAATTACCCGCTTATAGGTTGGACCGATTAAACCACCGATTGCCAGACCTTTCGGATATTGACCGCATGCGGATACGCTCACCAACCGAGACTTTCTGGCGGATGATACTCATTGGTGCGTCTCCACCGCCATACTCACTTGTCCCAATGACCGAAGGAGCGATCTCGCGATATAGTCGCTCCCTATACTCGTCGTTCGTAACCTTGTACTTGCGAAGGTAGGTGAGAACCAGCTTGTCTTCGCGCGAGGCGTTCACAATGAGCTGCGCCGTATCGTTGCGCGGAATGTAGGTCAGCACGTGACCGACGACGCCGTCCGGAAGCGAGTGAATCATATTGATAAGAGAATTTGCCATTATATGCTTGTAGTTTGTTTTGCCTATATATTTCTACGATGATATTCATTTCAATTTTTTTCTGCGCTTAAGTTCGGTCTGCCCCGTCTCCTTGAGCCCAGTCATCATCTTCATAAACGCCTCGTAAAATGTGTAATTAATATACGGAATATTATTGTCTTTTGAATATTTCATTACGTCGGGAACAATGAGGTGCATATTTTCCGCGGGCATTTGTGGTGCGAGGTGATGCTCTATTTGAATATTCAGAAACCCCGAGATTACCTCGGCATATCGGTTTCCGACGCCCCAATTACACGTGGCGTCCATCTGCCATTTTTCCCACGTTGTCTCGACGTTGTCTATGCGACCCATAGCGAAATGATTGAGCGCAAACATAATTCCTAAATAAAATCCCTGAATGCTATAGCCAATCATGTAAAAAACGACGAAATCCTTAATGTTATTTATGAAAAAACTGCTGAAATAAAAATGGAGAAATATGATGGCGAGCTCGTCCCAATACTCCTTGCGAATTATGAAGAGTTTTGTAGTAACGAAGAACACGGGGACATAGAGAAACATAATCGGAATAAATATGAGATGTTGGATTCGCAGAAGATATGTAGGGACTTTGCGAATTAGAACCGGGTCCCACGCAAAGAACGGTGTAGTTCTCAAATCCCCGTCGTGTTCGATTGAATTTGGCATCGCGTGGTGTTTATTGTGTCGGTTTCGCCACCATCGCGCCGAACCTCCCTTGAGAAGCCCCTCATAAAATGTCTGAATCATTATGTCCAACTTGTTATTTCCGCTGAATCCCAGATGGCCTGAATGGTGTTGTATAAATCCACATTGTGCCCAGGCGACACCTACCATAACACCACCTACAATCGGATAGCCACAATACATTACATAGTAACTGGCGAGTGTAGATAGAAAAACCGCAGCCGCCCATACAATAAAGAAGTTGTATTTCGTTTTGAAATATCCCTTTGCCTTCCACGTAGAGATTAATTTTTTAAACTCGGCATTTCCCACAATGTACTCCTCTTTGGAGAGCGTGCGGACAACGGGTAATCGAGCGAGGCGTTTGGCTGCGTCTTTAGAACGAAGATGAAACGTATTAAATGCGTCGGTCGCATCTACGTCATTCTCAATACAATTGTAAAATTTAATAACATTTCCACCAGGGTGGATTGATTGAAACTCGCTCGCGTCATATATTTTATTGTTGATTCTCACGTGTAGCGGTTTGTAGGCGGGTATTTTTCTGGTGGGATTCTCCGGAAACAGCTCGTTGTGATATAAATACAGCAATATCGTAATGTAATATAGATTGGCGAATCCGCCAATCACGTGGTCTGTATTATGAAACACGCGAATAACGCTGTGAGTTGATGTCATTAATAGCGGACAAAGTTGCGCACCTACAAAGAGCGATTTGGCAGGATTTTTATATCCCGTGCTTGTAATGGAATAATGAATATACATAAGTATGTTGTAAACTGCTCCCATGACCATACCAAAATAAATACCGACCGACCCGCCAAATTGTGAATGTTGGAGGATATATAACCAACACAATCCCGATGTTCCGTGGTGAAAAATATGTAGTTTTGACATTTTGTCCCATTTGTGTGCTAAGATAATTAGGGACGAATCGATAAACCCGATTCCGTTGGCCAATATGTGTAGATATGCGTAGAATTTAAAATTTCTATCATATTCTACATCAATACCAACCGTCGCATCTGAAAAATATGGATACATTCCGTAGATTGTGTAGTAGTTTAGAAATACATTCAGTAAATTATATAGCGTGAGGCAAACTCTAGGTGGTTTAATAGGGGCATCTAGTAATTTAGAATAAACAGAGATGGGTGATATGATGGACATATACATTATTGGATATGTGAATGGTGTAATCATATTACTAAATCTGTTGATATATATTTAACTTATTTATTATAGAGAATAGCGCCGATTATAAATAGAATTATAATTATGAACATAAAGACGAATTTCTCTCGGTGTCTTCGTGTTTCATTGTCCTTCACCGCCTTCGGTTTATAGTTTTCGTAGTAATCAGACATCGCCTCGTCCATACTTATTTCGTCCTGCCCCGTCGCAACGTTTATCTTATTGTGGATGAAATGCATCCATTTTATGAACGACTCGCGCGAGTCCAGATATGGTGTGATGGGGTATGAATCCAGATACTTGCTAAATGTGTTCCCTATTTCGTCTACGGGTAGAAATAGTGGAAGGTTCTGAATAAAATCATAATATTTCTTTTTAGTTACGTCATTTGGTGAGAGCGGATATGATATGGCAATCGTATGTAATACGAACCAATAGTGTGGCCCCCATATTTTAGGATCTAATGCCATTTATTGTAAATGATATAAAAATTAACAGATAATAACAAATAGTATGTCAAAACAATATAATTTTTGTAATAATTGTGGTAAAAATGGACACATGTTTCATCAGTGTAAACAACCTATAACGAGCATTGGAGTTATTGCGTTCAGATATAATAAAGGTGAGGCGGAGTATCTTATGATTAGAAGAAAGGATTCGTTGGGATTCGTAGATTTTATGAGAGGTAAATATCCATTGCACAATAAAAACTACATTATGAATATCATTGATGAAATGACCGTCGGTGAAAAGGAGCGATTGCTGTCAATGGACTTTGACGAGTTGTGGAGTTATTTATGGGGCGATAACATTGGGATACAGTATCGTGGAGAAGAAAAAGTATCTAGGGACAAATTTAGCTCACTGAAACATGGAATTAAAACGAACAATGCATATTTCACACTTGACAGTCTAATTACCAATTCCAAGACTGCGTGGGAGACGCCCGAATGGGGATATCCTAAAGGCAGACGCAATTATCATGAAAAGGACTTGAACTGTGCCCTCCGCGAGTTTGAAGAGGAAACTGGGTATTTGCGTAACAAGTTAATGATAGTACAAAATATATTGCCTGTAGAGGAAATATTTACCGGTTCAAATTACAAATCATACAAACACCGATATTATATTGCGTATTTGGATAATCTTCGAAACTCTGACACAGAATTTCAGAAAAGCGAAGTTAGTAAAGTGGAATGGAAACCATATTCTGACGTTTGTAAGATGATACGTCCATATAATTTAGAAAAAATAGACGTTATTACTCGTGTAAATACAGTATTAAGCAATTTAAGATTATATATGTAATATATAATATGGCTCCACAATTGAATAATAAAACAAAAAAAAGTAAATCAAAAAAAACATTAACATTTAAAAACACACAAACCAGGCGCGCTCCACCACCTCCGCCGGGTATGAGCGAATATGATAGTAAAATATTGATCGCGGAAACCTTGAAAAAGGAAGAGGATGCTCGATTACTCAAAGATACACCAAATGAAACTGGTATAATGTCTGCTATAAGAAATAGCATTACAAACATAATGTCACCCACGCAACCCGCGCCCGATGCGATGCCTCCTGCGCCCGATGCGATGCCTCCTGCGCCCGATGCGATGCCTCCTGTGCCCGATGCGATGCCTCCTGCGCCCGATGCGATGCCTCCTGCGCCCGATGCGATGCCTCCTGTGCCCGCAGTCAATAAAAACAAACCTAAAAATAAGAGGACACGCAAAAATAAGGTTCCGGTTAAAGATCGAAAAAAGGTAGGTGCTCCTTGTCAAGGAGCTGACTATTGTCTTAATAAAAACTGTGTTAACGGTGTTTGTGTGGATAAACGGAGGAAACTAAATAACGTCAGTGATTTAAACGCTCCACAAGAGGCTGCTCCGCAAGAGGCTGCTCCGCAAGAGGCTGCTCCGCAAGAGGCTGCTCCACAGGAGGCTGCTCCGCAAGAGGCTGCTCCACAGGAGGCTGCTCCACAGGAGGCTGCTCCACAGGAGGCTGCGCCCTCCGACGAAGAGGACGAAGATGATGAAGATGATGAGAATAAAAGAGAGAAAAAAGAATACAAATCATTAGATAACAAATCGGATGAATTTAGCTATTTGTATCCGTCATTGAATGACCCTAATTTCAATGTTAAGATTGCCGAGAAGAAGGAATTTTACGACACGCGATACGATGGAAGGATATTTGACATCGAGGAACACGCAAGAAAATTATGCGATGCTGATTTCGAACTCGCGCCTCACCAGTTATTCGTCCGTAATTTCTTGTCTTTCCAGACGCCATACAACAGTCTATTGCTTTATCATGGACTAGGTTCTGGCAAAACGTGCTCTGCCATCGGTGTTGCCGAAGAGATGCGGGACTATCATAAGCAAATGGGTATTACAAACCGAATTATTGTCGTGGCGGCCCCGAATGTTCAAGATAACTTCAAACTCCAATTATTTGATGAGCGCAAATTATCACTAATAGACGGAATGTGGAACATCACTGCGTGTGTAGGCAATAAGTTAATAAAGGAAATTAACCCGATGAATATGAAGGGACTCGATAAAGCGAGTGTAGTTAGACAAATTAAGAAAATAATTACAAAGTCTTATTTATTTCTAGGATATATAGAATTTGCCAATTATATAAAAAAAAATTCATCAATTGCGACCGACATTAAAGATGACAGGAAATTATCTTCGTTAGTAAAGAAAAAATTAAAGCAATTATTCAACAATAGACTAATTATCATAGACGAGATTCATAATATTCGTATGACAGACGACAATGAAAATAAACTAGTTGCAACCGAACTGACCAAATTAATTAGAGCCGTTGACAATGTGAAATTGCTTATGTTATCGGCGACACCAATGTATAATAGCTACAAGGAGATTGTGTGGTTGGTAAATATAATGAATATAAATGATAACCGCCCCGAAATGGCAATAAAGGATGTTTTTAATACAGATGGAACATTCGTAATAGACGAGAACGGCATCGAGACTGGAAAGGAATTATTAGAGCGTAAGGCAACTGGTTATGTATCGTATGTTAGAGGTGATAATCCGTATACGTTTCCATACAGAATATGGCCCAAAGACTTCTCGCCCGAAAATACGTTTGAGCAGCGAACTAAGCCCGAGAGACAATTGAACGGTTCAAATATTTCTCAACCATTAGAAATATTAGATTTATTCTTATCCGACATAGGAGAGTATCAAAAGAAGGGATATAAATACATAATTGACCAGATTCGTACAAAAGCTAACCGCAAAGACGCGCCTGACGTGAAAATACCCGACGAACCCGAGGGAGTGGAAGAAACAAAAGGTAGCGAACCAGATTCACCTACAGTCGGTGGCGCAATGGTGAGTGAAGAGGAAGAGGAAGAAGAATCAGTTCAACTACCAGAAGTAAAACTATCTGAAAATAAAGAAAATATTGTATCGCCATATGATGCGTATTCAAAATGGATGTATGATAGTGGCGATATAAATGACGCAAAAAAATTAGATCCAAATAACGTTATTAAATTTAATTCAGGAGCTATATTACCCTATTATAAATTATCAAATTTTTATGATGTGAGAAATGAAAATGATGGTAAAATGGGAATAGAGTATCCAGAAAATAGTAAGAATTACTATTCTTCCTCGGAACATATATATCAATCATTAAAATTTCCTGATAGCAAAGAGAGATTTCAAGTTAATGGCGATTTAGGTAATTTTGATTCTGGTTTTAAATGCTTGTATAAGAATCCAGATGAAATTAAAAAAAAAATAAATTATTGGTCAAAAAAAAAACAAGTTGGAATCATAGCAAAAATGGTATCAACAAAAAAAAATTTTAATAAATGTGGATTACAAGATCCTATATTCCCAGAACAAATAATTTTCGAAGATATATTGAAACAAAAATATAAAATAACATCGTTAAAAAATATATTAGTAAATACAGAACAAAAATATTTACTTGAACATTCAAAACAATCACAGAGAAATTGGAATAACAATAAAATAATAGATACATGGGCTGGTCATTTGGACAAAGAAACAAATATATTATATGGTGCTAACAAAATGGGACTATTTTTAATGAAATTGCGTGACCAACTAACAAACCAAAATGAAGATAAATCACCACAAGAAAACCCAACTGAAGAAGTGGAAGAAATAGACGTGGAGAATATAATAGACGAAACCGACCCTATAAAGTTAGATGAACCCGATGAACCCGATGAACCCGATGAACCCGATGAACCCGATGAACCCGAACCGGAGGTATCTGAACCCGACGTTCAGATGCCGACTTTTGATAATATGGAGAAATTTGGCTACCAGATGTTATTAAAACCTCTCGAAGCGCTAATAATGGTATATCCACATAAAGATCTCGGTAATGAAAATAAAAATATTTCAGGTATCGTAGGAAAGGAAGGGCTAAATAGGGTTATGACGCATACTCAATCAAATAAACTGAGGTATAAATTCAACTATAAGAAGGAAACTCTTAAAGATTATGGAAGGATTTTTTCAAGGAGCGAAATTGGAAAATATAGTGGGAAAATTAGCAGCATATGTGAAAGTATTATGAAATCTACTGGTGTGGTATTAATATATTCTCAATACATTGACGGAGGAATAATTCCTATGGCTCTTGCTCTTGAAGAGCTAGGATTAACTCGCGCTAGCGGAATGAAATCGCTCTTTGAGACACCACCTACCGACCCCATCGATGCGTTTACCATGAAACCAAAATCAGAAGTGGAAGGTGATGAATTTAATTCGGCAAAATACGTAATGATTACAGGCGATAAGTCAATCTCGCCGGATAATGTGGCGGACCTTAAGTCGGTAACTAGTTTAGATAATATAAACGGAGAAAAGGTTAAGGTCGTCCTCATTTCGCTCGCAGGTGCGGAAGGGCTCGATTTCAAATTTATCCGTCAGGTTCACGTGGTAGAACCATGGTATAATATGAATCGTATAGAGCAGATTATAGGAAGAGCAGTGAGAACATGTAGTCACAAGAATCTGGATTTTAGCGATAGGAACGTAGAGATATATTTACACGGGACATTAATTAAGGATAGTGACGAAGAGGCGGCCGACTTGTATGTGTATCGTGTGGCCGAAGCAAAAGCGGTTACTATGGGGCGGGTGTCTCGCGTCATTAAAACAATCGCGGTTGATTGTTTATTAAACTCGGAACAGATGAACTTTACAATCGAGGGTATGAAGGAAAATGGTATGGAGAAAATAGTAAAACAAAACTTCTCAAGTAAAAAGGAAAGCATCGAATACCAGGTAGGTGATAAACCACTCACCGCGATATGTGATTATATGGATAAATGTATGTATTCGTGTAAAACAAAGGAAGAGGGATATAAATTACTTGACAACAATACAAATCAAGGGTCGTACCGCAAGGAATTCATCAATGTTAATACTGACAGAATAATCAAGCGCGTAAGAATTTTGATGAAGAACCGATACTTCTATAAAAAGAGCGAAATGATTACCGAAATTAATCAGGTCCGCGATTATCCGTTAATTCAGATTTTTGCAGCGTTAAATCAAATGATTGAGGATAAGAGCGAGTATATAACAGATAAATATAACAGAATAGGAAACTTAATAAACATAGGCGACCTCTACCTATTTCAACCATTGGAGATTAAAAATGAAAAGATATCGGTATACGAGCGCTCGACGCCTCTTGAATACAAACGTCCGGCAATAAAGATTGACCTTACAAATACACAAGAGGAGGACGTTAAACAAACCGACGACGAAATAATTGCCGATATGAATAAAAATTATACATTGGCGATGGATACACGCGTTGTTAATTCGGGCAATAAAGACTGGTACACTCTTGCGGGTCCCGTTATATATGAATTGAAACAAATGGATAAATTTGAAAACAACGATATCGACGATGCTGTGGTAGGACATATAATTGATAAAATGGATTTCGAAGATACGCTATCTCTACTGAACTATATTGAAAGGAACAAGAATTTGGAAATGAACGAGTTCCATAAAAAGATACAGACATATTTAGAGAGCCAAATTATTAAAAATGATAAAATTACTGGCTATTACTTGAACAATAAAGGTATTCGCGAGCTGTATAAATTGGACGGCGGAGAATGGATAAGGGGGGAGCCGAGTGACAAAGGTAAAATGGAGAACGAGATAACAGCGTCGGTAAAAAGCGTCAAAACCCAAATAAACGATCACTTTGGATTTATGTCGTATGACGATAAGAGTGAAACAAACGAGTTTAAGATAAAGGATAATAATAATACTAGAGTGAAGGGGTATCGTTGCCAACAGAAACCGAAGAAGTATGTGGTAGCATTATTTAAAAAAATAATAGGT